TTAATTTTTTCGGATGTCTTGAAGTCAATGACTGCAAGTTCTCCTTCGTATTCTGCAATACAATCAACTCGTCCAGCAAGTCCAAGGTATTCAGAATAAAGAGTTCGCTCAATTGCGTGTATATTATTTATCTTATCAAGTTCCGGTTTAAGATGATAGAACATAAACTTTGTTAGGGGTTGATAATCATCCCAGTTCAGTTCTTTATTTTCCAAATAATCCTGACAGACTTGATGAAAATCTGTTCCTCTTGCCGTTGCTCTTTTAGTAATACGATTTGCTTCTTCAAGCCCAACGCGCTCACGCCACTTTACAAAGATTTGGCGATTATAAAAAGACGTTACAGATGTAATGGATGGCACCCAGTTTCCATTAGGAAGATTATAGAGACGGATGCCATTTTGTTCTTTCTTTTCTAATTCAAGTTCACCTAGGTAATTATGATGAATAAAACTCATATGTTTAGTTCCAGTTTTGCAAGAATGTATTCCTTAACGAGTCCAGAACGAACAATATCTTCTGCACCGAATTCAATAACATTAAATGATGGCATAATGCGAAGAATTCTCATAAAGTCAATGATGCCATTCTTCTCATTTGTTTTTACTAAGTCTGATTGAGTAGCATCACCGCAGAACATAATCTTAGAATTTTCACCAACACGAGTGATAATTGAATCAAGTTCGTGGAAATTCAAGTTCTGAAATTCATCTACAATAATGATTGCATTGTCCAGAGTAGTTCCGCGAATAAAAGATGTACTCCAAAAACTAATTGTCCCTTGAGTTTTTAGATTTCCATAAAGCATTTCAAAAGATGCATCGTCTGGCATCTCAAACATATACTTCACCATATTCTTATAAGGAATTTGATACAGTGAAGATTTATCCTCGTGGTCTCCAGGAAGGAATCCAATCTCACGAGTTGCTACAAGAGAACGAACAATATAGATCTTCTCATAAGGAGATCTTTCATCAAGAACATCTTTAAGTGCATTATAGAGTGCAATGAAAGTTTTACCTGTTCCTGCACAACCATATGCAACAATGTTTTGATCTTGTTTGTAGTCTTTAAAAAACTGTTCTTGATTATCTGTTAGCGGTTCAATAGCCCGCATAATATCAAGATTGATTGGTTTTTTGCGTTTCATTTGACGGTTACTCATACCAAATGGAACAGGTGTCTTTGGAGTATTTCTTTTAGCAGGCATATTAATTAAATTGGTTTAACTTTAGATCCAGGTGCTTTTGAAGCTTTATGCAATACATCATTCCATCCAGGATGAGACTTTTTAAGACGATCATAAATCTCACCAATTTCTGCTGCATTTGGGCAAGTTGATGGATCTGACCAATCTCTATCCCAATCTGGATTATCTTTTTTCCACTGGTCCCAGTCGTGAACACTCATTGTCACTTCTTTTTGTTCGCCAGTTTCTTTATTATAAACAGGGTATGTTGCCAAATCTAATCCTCCATAGTATGTAAGGGTATTTATTCAATAGTGATAGAAGGAGCATCCACACATTCAGCACATCCATTACGAGTCCATCCAAGTGCTTCAGATACTGCAGGAAACTGGCAAGTAAAGATGCAACGAATCAATTCTGCAATCTCCATATGTTCCTTCTGTGTCCCGTGAGAAGAACGCAGATCGATGTAGTGTATCCAAGACCGCACAGAACCGGTCATATAGAGGCGTGTAGGCGTTGCTAAAGGCAGTACAAACCTTGCACACTCCTTTGCCACTCCTTTCTCTAGGAGGCGATTGTAGAGGCGTAGAGATGCCTCAAAATGAATTCTGATATCTTCTAGAAGAGTTAGTTTCAAATAATCTGGAATATCATCGATACTGTTCTGACGGTTCTTATTATCTTGCCTACGTAGTTCTGGCAAAGGAATAGACTTTCCTAGAAGACTTGCATCTGCATATCGTTGTGAAAATTCCTGATATGTAAAGGACCTATGACGTAGAATCTGAGCTGCGATACCGCGAGTAGTATTAATCTCTACAGTCATGGATGCTTGCTCAAAGATTGACCAATGCTGATGTTGAATACAATATTTTAGAAGTCCAGAAAACTTTTCATTTTGTTGATTATTAGGATTACTTACCCGAGCACAATATGCCATATGCTTCTCCGCATCAGGAGTAACACTAATGAGTTTAACTTCGGGTTTCATAAATTCAAACTCAGTCGGGATATCCATCATCGTCTCCGTCATAAAATACTTCGTCGTAATCAGTAAGGTGTGGTGCTATTTCTTCGTAGTTCATCTTGTATGAATCAACATCAGAATAAACTTCCGATTTGAGACACTCTACAAGAGACTCAAGGTTTCTTACAATCAGTTTGAGTTTTTCTTTATCCATAAGATAGTATTCTCTCTGAGAATTTTAACATAAAAAAAGGGGGGGATCAACCCCCCGTTTCTATTTGAATAAAAATTGAATATAAAGAGACAGTAACACTATTACAACCGCAGATCCTGCGGCAATTTGTAATATTACAAACATCACTTTACTCCAACGAGTTGTGCTAGTTGTGCTTGATGACGACGCTCTTCTTTTTGTTTTTGTTCTTTGATAAGTTGAAGGAAGTTAAGTTTCTTCATTTGTGTCCCTCCTTTACAAACTTAACACCACGATAGGTTTCGTTGTATTGTTGGGGTTGTTGTTGCATTTGCTGTTGGTATTCAATACGCTTTTGAGTATCGTATTCAACACCACGGTATACGACTTTAGACATTAGGGTTCTCCTTAGTTTTTTAAGTTAAAGAGCGTTCCTTCAGTCGGCGTTTGCGTTCGCTATTTGCAAATAGCGAATGAACGATCCGTTCCGCGTCGGCTTACTTCCGTTCCCGTTGGGAATGAACGTGTAGACAGTTTACTTTGCCTTTCGTATATAGTCAAGCACTTTTGTAACATTTGTTACCGTTCAATGTAACTTAACGTGTGATCGGTTGCATAAAGTTGTTGAATAATGATATCGCATCCAATTTTTGGATTACATTCTCCACAAGTATAAACATCCACTGCTGCTTTACCTTCCTCAGGCCAAGTGTGAATACTTATGTGACTTTCCGATAGCAGACAAATAACAGTAACTCCCTGCGGTTCAAACTTCTTTGAAATGGTTTGAATTACAGTAGCACCACTTGCAATTGCTGCATTCTCCAGTAAATCAATAAGACAACGCTCGTCGTCCAAAAGAACAAACGAGCACCCATACAAATTAAGTAAGTAATGTTTTCCCATTATTCAATCGCTTCAGGATCTATCCCATATTCATTTAGTAATTTATCAATCTTCGTCTCTTGCCCTGATAGTTTTTCAATCTCAAAAATAGAAGATTTTTGATATTTTTTAAGTTTTTTATATTCTTTAATTAATTTATTTACTTCTCTATTTCTAATATAGAGTTTTAACTCTCTATCTTTTTTGGGACTAACGTCTCCTTTGAATCCACCGCTCATCTTTTTTTCTTTTTCTCAGGTTGTTTTATTCCCCAAAGTTTTGGGTTTGTTCTGCCATATCCAAAACTAATTTTTTGAATTACATTCGCGCCGAATCTATCATAATACATATCAAAGATTCGAACTCTTGTTCCTCTCACCAAATCAATATGCTGTTCTCCGTTTACTGTATAGCAAATTAAATATGCATCAGTTGGGAAAGAAGAGTCTTTTGCTTGCGTAATCGTTGTTTTTTCTAAAAGAATTTCGCATCCATAAGCACTAGGCAGAATTGTCTTTTCTTCTTTTCCATATTCTGCCATACTCGTCTCCGTATCAGTTGCAATAGTCATACACGACCACCCCACTGAATGTCAGGATATGCTTCCTTTACATTCTCGTGACTTATTTTGTATTTAGTGGATAGTTTTTTATCTTTCGTAAGAATTAATACTTCTGCTTCTTTAGGATGAAGACCACGCAGAAGATTAATAAACATCATCTCTCTACGAATAGAGGTCAAACTATCATTACCACCTTTTACATAATGATAAAGATTTTGATATTCTCTGCGAAGAGATGTACGCCCACGTCCATCTAGATCCTGTCCTGTTGCAGATGCACCACCCGCAGCTTCCTTAGTAAGATTATCAGAAAGACTGCCAGTGTAGACAGATTGTTCATCAGCATTTCCATAAGGAACTTCACCCTCGGGGAGAAGACTGATGATTGATTCATCAAAGTTCCAAATAAAAACTGATTTTAAAGAGTCGTGTTGATAAGTTTTTAAAACTTCTACCTTTTTGGCATTACTTCTTTGCTTTGAAGCAAGTTCTAAAATCTCAAAAACAAAAGGATTTGTAGGAAGAGTGTCAATTGTTGTTTCAGTCGTCTTCTTCGTCTTCGTCGTAGTCATAATCGTTTTCAAATCTCACAGCTAAAATTTCGTCGGGTATTACATTCCCATTTGAATCAAACATCTCTGGATGCGTATAAACTGGTGATGTCTGGTAGAAATGCTCTTTCGCTAACCATCCTACCACACCTCCTACAAAAAAGAACATAATTGAGACCAATGTTCCTATGGTCAGAGTTACTGCTAGCATTTTTCTTCTCCAGAGAGTTTATTTTTTCCTAACATCAAAGTGAAATTCAATAAAAAAATGAAACTCTCTACGGAAAAGAGAGATCATCTTACCAAACTTCACTTGAAAAGTTTTTGGTTTTTCTGATCTTCTTCTCCTATTGCGTAGTAATAACTCAACACCCCGATTGATCTGGGGTTCTGAATTATTTAGTTTGTTTTTTGCGTCTTCCTGGTCGTCTATCATGACTATATTTCCAGGCATCTTCTAAGATACCGTACAAGTAGTTTCTTATTTTTCTTGCTTCGGGTTTTGGAATGTGCCCATAACCCTCACGAAGTTGTTTATGAATTTCATCAGCACCTCCTTCAAGATAATCATCAAGATCCGTTATAAGGTTGTTGATCTCGTTTGCGGTTTTGCTTTCAATGAACTCTTCAACTTCGTGTCTTCGTGATCCACGAATTTTTAAATAATCATAAAACTTCAAAACAAATTGTCCTTTGAAAGCATAGTCAATTGCTTTCTCAACATCACCATATACTTCGTGAAAGTTATTATCCATTAAACTAGATTTTGCTCCTTCAGATATTGAACAGTATCCGTGCATCCACCAATGTGGTTATCGTCTACAGTCACTTGAGGAAATGTAGAACCTTCACCAAATTCAGAATAAAACTCCTCACGAGTAAAATCTCTATTCAATTTGTAAACTACGTGCTGCAGTTCTGCTAACTCTAGCACCTGTTGAACTTTTGTGCAATATGGGCAACCATCTTTTGAATAAACTGTAAACTTCATAATTCTTTATAAACTGAAAGTTATTTAGCGTTAACTGGAATACCTTGACCTTCTGGCAATTTAATTTGTGGTAATAGATTATCCCAATATTCATCAAATTTTTCTGCAGGTACATCATGTACCACAACAATTTCAGACGTTGGAAGTGCTTTTGGAATTTCAATGTCCACAACAGGGCCCATTAAAAACTTATTGCGAGTATAAGTTCTATTCTGTGGGTCAAAAGAAATCATTGCAAGTGCATCAGACTCATCACCACAATCCAAAATCTTTCTTCCAGTCTTTTTATCAATCACAGAAAAATATTCTTCATTATACTTTTTCATTTTTAGAAGTCTTTTGAGTATTGTAATTTATCTTAGATGATCTGTAAAGTTGAGGCCAAGTGTCCCTAATAATTTCTGCCAACTTATAAGGTGTTGTGGACGATATCATATATCTTGCGTAATAGACATTATAAACATAAAGACTCCAAAAAGTATGAAACTTATGAGGATGAAGAACATAAAAAAAGGAGTTCTTGAGGAACTCCCTTATTTAGTTTTAGAGAGCATTTCCACGAGGTAAAACTTCTTCAGGAAACACAAAGTTCTCATGAGGTTGATCTACAGGCGCCATCCACGCTCGAAGTCCCTCATTAAGGAGGATATTCTTCGTGTAGAACGTCTCAAACTCCGGATCCTCTGCTGCTCTAATCTCCTGACTTACAAAATCATAAGCACGTAGATTAAGGGCAAGACCAATGATACCAATGCTGGAAGTCCACAGACCCATG